TGTATATATGCTAACGCATATATATACATGTTATCTTCTAGGGGAATACCCCCAGGATGGATTGTCTCCATCTGCTTCATTCTTTTACATAAGGTAAAAGGTGGTTAGGAACCATTACAGTAGACAATAGTTTATGAATCTAAAAGGTGGTTAGGAACCATTAGATTCTTGTGTAAAAGGTGGTTAGGAACCATTACACTTAAAAAGTAAATTGTTGAGTTACAACTTGTGTAAGGGAAGGATGATTCTTCATGAGAGGACTAAACCAACCCCAGGTTACATTCTAGTGAATGATTAACACTAATAGCTAATAATATGCTATATTTACACCGTATAGTACGGTATAATTATGGGATCTACGGATCCCAAAGGAACTATCCTTTAATAGTAGTTTCGGTGACTTCGTCACCAAGAGGCTTTATTAATACTTGGCCTATAACTAAGGTATAAGACGCTTTATGTTGCATCTGAATAAGGAAGAGTGAAATCTTCCCGAAATGACTGCATTCCCACATCTAGTGCTGCTTGTTTGTTTAAGTAACATCCCGGTTATTGAGTAGTTAGTGAAAGCTTTCCAGAAACTCTGTGACATTCCGAGGAGTTGTATGTAGATTGTAAAGATCACCAATCTATTTGGCTCGCCTAGGTCTAACACGGAATATGAGAAAGACTAGCTTTGGTCGCTGTATGCTAGTTGCAATGGTTGACGACAAATACTACAAGGAAGAGGCTATAGGACCAGCTTCCCGAGTAAGGTAACTGAATCCGGTGAATCCACATGGACAAATTGAACGTTTTTTCGCTGATCACCCCTGAAACAATTGTTACTGCTGCGGATGCTTCTGCATCTCCAGTGGTCAACATTAGTGCTACTGCCTGCAAGTACTTGTATAAGCAGGTACGTAAGTCTTTTGAAGTACATGAATTACGCAAGAAGAAAATTCCCAAAAAGAGTCTCTTAACGCGCTTTATGCGTCGACAGACCATTTTTTGTGGTGCCCAGGACATGAATATTTTTATGCTCTGTGGTAATGTAAGAAAGGTGGTACAAATCCACCCACAGCAAACTTTAGATCAAGTTTGTTATCAATATAATATCCCTATGTGGGGCACATGGTTTTCACTTAATGGAAAACCTTTGAAGACAGATATTCCACTTATGGAATATATGGTTTATGATAATGCTTCGATCATTCAACATGTTCGTTGCTTAGGTGGTAATAATGATTACCGCCTATACACTCATGTTTATGAGTGTGAGCAAATGCTTCTACGTGAAGTATTTGTATTGCAAGCCAATGAATTAATTGGTAGCGACATCCCTCCAGTAGAGATGTTGGAACGTATTGCGGGTGTTATAGAAAAGATCCGTGATACATTTCCCACCGACTATGCTTGGTTAGGGGAGTTACTTGAGAACATCTTTCAAGTGTTGTATTGGCTTCGTAAGTGTGATACCAAAATGGATTATATCACATGTACAATGTTGGCATACAAACTCGTTACGGGTAAAAGCGTATCCATATCATTGTGGAACGCATTTGGCGGTAAGGATCTTCAGGATGATTCCTTTACTAAATTAACACGTGATGCTCGAGACATGTTTAATGTCGCTTCTTTAGTTGTGGATAATCCGTTAACTAAGAAGTTGCGCCTAATTTACACATATCTCTTTGTCCAGGGATTTATGTCCCGTGTGGGTAAAGAAATTAGTGTGGAGGAGTTTTTGGTTTTAGATGCTAAAACTAAGTCTGGCAAAAGCAATGCTAGTATGGCTATGCTCATCATTGACACAGGTCTCACAATCTGTGAACGCATAGATACATACCGAGTGACAGGAGATTGGCATGCTTTACTACATGATGATGTCACATATACTGCTTGGGTAAAGGAGGCAGAAAGATTAATTTCGTTGGCACCCTTTACCTCAAATTTGATTGCTCATGGAACCACTTATTTCAGATTTATATCAGATCTGAATGATTCAGTGGAACGTGGTGATGCCATTTGTAAGTATTCTAAACAACATAGTGGGTCAGAGAGTACACTTATGCGTAAGCGACTTAGTACCTTGCAGTTGATTAAGAATACTGAAATTACACGTCGTGCTTCGCAAAAAGAGCGTAAAGCTCCTTTTGGTGTACTGATCCATGGTGGATCAAGCGTTGGTAAATCATCTTTTACCAAGATGTTGTATTACTATTTTGGGAAGATCCACGGTTTGGAAACTGATGATCACTATCGTTATGTTCGAAATCCAACGGATGAGTACTGGAGTAATTTTGATTCCAGTAAGTGGTGTATTCAGATGGACGACATTGCATTTCTGCTCCCTTCTAAGAGTTCGGAAGTGGATCCTACACTAAAAGAAATGTTGAATGTGGTGAACAATGTTCCCTATGTTCCACCCCAAGCAGCTCTTGAAGATAAGGGTAAGACACCAGTCATGGCCAAATTAGTTTTGGCAACAACAAATGCTGCGGATTTGAATGCATTGGAATATTTCCATTGTCCATTAGCTGTGCGTCGTAGGTTACCATATGTGATTCACGTTCAACCGAAACCGGAATACCTGGCTTCCAATGGTAAATTTTTGGATCCAGCTAAAGTCCCACAGTATGAAGATTGTTTTCCTGATTTGTGGATAATCGAAGTCCAAAAGCTCAATCCAATTGAACATTGTGGCCGCGATTCAGCAAGTTTAGAAACAGTCGCTGTATTCGATGATGTGAAAGCTTTCTTGAAACATTTCGCTCAAGCCAGCCATGTGCATGAAACTAATCAAGCATCATCTGATGCTTGTGATGTCCAAATGCGCGACGTGAAAGTATGCCCACTTTGCTATGAGATTGGTAATGATTGTGAGTGTTTGCAGGGTTTAGTAGCCCTACCACTGATAAGAGTTGTGCTTGTGTACTTAGCTTCATGTGCAACGGATATTGCAATGAAATTGGCTATCCAGCTATTAGCTTCAACCATTTATATGTGGTTGTGTCGGTTTTATTTGGTGCGATACGTTACAGTACGGTGGACTCGATTTATTAATCAAGGCCTAGAGTTAAAGTTCCATGGCATGATGAATAGCACTCGAGAGCTTAAATTTAAAATTGCTGTTAAGCATTTGCTTGCAGCAGGCTTTATTGCTCTCAACTTCCTTGCGTGCTATAAAGTTGCCAAATGGACCTCCAAGATTGTTGCTTCTAATGAGGAAGCATCTAAATCTGCCACCAATAACGTGGGTGCAGAAGAGGACATTGAGTTTGAAGAAGAATCAAAGCCCGATATTTCTGTACCAACGTCGAATGTTCAAGTGCAGGGCAATGTTCATGGAACAACTGAGGAACAACTCGCTAAGGAAGAAACACACAATGTGTGGTATAATCCGACACTTGAGTTGAATAAATTTGATGTTCCTGTGGCTAGTAAATCCTTGACGTCTATGACACCAGCAGCAATTCGTGATTTGTTTGCAAATAATTGTGTTAAAATCGAAGTCGAGGCTAAGGATGCTACATGGAAAATTCGTATGGGTGCCGTTTTTGTGCGCGGGCAATATCTATTATTTAATAGACATGCCCTTGCCAAGGGAACGCAATTCCAGATGAAAATCATTAGTATGACTCAGTCCCAAGGATTGACTTCAAACTCAGTGTGTCACTTTAGCAGGAATGAGGTGTGTGAGATCCCGAATAAGGATATCGCTTTATTGCGAGTGACAGTAGTACCACCACGAAAGGATATTATCAAGTTTTGGAATAAAACGCAAATTCCAATTACCCGTATGATGGCCGTGCGACGCACAACAGAAGGTAATGTCGAGTATGCTGAATATTATAATGCTCAGTATATCGATTCATTTCCAGTTGAAGCCTTGAATGTTGAAATGGATGTTTACATGGCTTCTGGTAATACGCAGACGAAGGATGGTGATTGCGGATCAATTGGGATCGCTATTACTCCACAAGGTCCCATTGTTATGGGTATCCATACACTGGGGTATAAGTCAACTGCGGTTTTTCCACATATCACTAGTAGTGACATAGAATCTCTTCTAGAGCCATCGATTTCGTCGGTTCAAGGTGGGGATGAAACCCTCCTGAACCTCAATGGTGAAGTTATCCTTGGTGAGCCACATTATAAGAGCATCCTTCGGTATATGCCAGAGGGAACTGTTAATATATATGGTTCATTGAGCGGCTTTCGTCCCAAACCACGTAGTAGGGTCACAACCACCCCTCTTGTGAAGGAGATGTGTGAACATTTCAACTATGAGATTGGTTTTGGGCAACCTGTAATGAAGGGTTGGGAACCATATTATAATAATGTAGTTGAGATGGTAAAACCTCATACTAACATTGATAATATCACTCTGGACAAGTGTATCAAGGGTTATTTGTCTGATGTTCTTTCAGGGTTAGAAGGTGTACATGGAGATGACTGGAAAGGTCAGCTCTGTTTTTTGTCTAAACGGGCAGCTTTGAATGGACTACCTGGTGTGAAGTTTATTGATCGTATCAATATATCAACATCAATGGGACATCCTTGGAATACTACGAAAAAACAATACTTGGTAAGTGCTCCAGATGATAAGTACCCAGAGGGTGTTGATTTCACACCCGAAGTTTGGGAAAGGGTTGATTTCATTATGCGACAATATAGTGAAGGTAAGAGAGTTTACCCAGTTTTTACTGGACATCTTAAAGATGAGGCTACAGCTTTCCGGAAAATTAAGGCAAAGAAAACGAGGGTATTTACGGGTGCACCTGCCGATTGGAGTGTTGTCGTACGCAGTCGACTTTTGTCATTCGTGCGACTGTTACAGAAGAACAAATTTATCTTTGAAGCGGCACCAGGTGCCGTGGCACAGTCTTATGAGTGGACACAATTTTATGAATATTTGACCGCTCATGGTTTAGATCAATTGGTTGCTGGTGATTATGGTAAATTTGATAAGCGAATGATTTCTACATTTGTCCTTGCGGCATTTGAAATCATTGCGAAAATCCACCAAGAGGCCGGATTCAATGAACAAGAAGTGCGTGAGATTTATTGTATAGGTATGGATACAGCATTTCCTGTTACGAATATGGCTGGTGATTTGATGGAGTTCTTTGGAACAAATCCTTCTGGACACCCATTAACAGTCATTGTTAACTGCATTGTTAATAGCTTGTATATGCGCTATGCCTACTGCAAGTTAAATCCCAATGGCGAAGATTGCACTGAATTCAAACAGCATGTGAATTTATTGACTTATGGGGATGATAATGTACTGGGGGTTTCACCGTCAGTCTGCTGGTTTAATCATACCAATATTCAATCGCAATTGGCTCTAATTGGTATTGAGTATACGATGGCAGATAAGGAGGCGGAATCCAAGCCTTTCATTAATATTAATGAATGTGCTTTTCTCAAGCGCACTTGGCGCTTTGAAAAAGAATTGGGTATGTTTGTGTGCCCATTGGAAGAATTATCTATCCACAAATCATTGACGACCTGGGTCCCATCCCAAACCATCGATGAGTACAAACAAATGGTTGCTGTCATAACCAGTGCAAATAATGAATATTTCTTTTATGGACGCACTGAATTTGAAAAGCACCACTTCTTTTTCCAACATATTTTGCAAATGGAACCATACAACAAATATGTTGAGGAAACGACACTTCCGGGTTGGAATGATCTCATTGAGAGATTTCGGAGGGCGTCGGAACCATTTATTCCAACCATCTAGATAAGGTCTTGGCAGGCCCTATCTTTATATATTACATGTCACAAAATTTTAATAAAGAAGAAAAAGAAAGTGTTGAGAGAATCACCAGAAGTATTCTCCCTGTATATGCGCTTACGAGTGCGTTTATACAGAGTAATAAATCTCGCTTTTGCTTGCAATCTGAAGAGATCACGGAAGGTGCACCACCCACAGAAAGTGTAAGCAGTCCAGATGATATTACCAGTCAAAATGTGTCTTTTGTAGACAATGCTGAGGGTGAGATCGTATTGGCTGGTTCACCTGTGAATGTTGTTGCTAAAGTTGATAATACTGAGGATTTGCAACTTGGTAACTTTTTATCACGACCTACACAAATTGATAATTTCACTTGGACAACGTCTGATGTAGTTAGTGTTAAAAAGACTATCAAACCCTGGCAGTTATTTTTAAATAACACGAACATCAAGAAGAAGATAGATAACTTTGCTTTTATTCGAGGGAAACTACATGTAAAAGTAGTAGTAAATGGAACTCCATTTCAATATGGTATGATTAGAGCTTGTTATTCGCCTCTGTTGGGACTTGTTTCTGATAAGGTGCGAACAAACCCTGATTCTAATAACCCACTACTTATTCCCTATTCGCAAATGCCTGGTTTTTTCATTTCACCAGCAGCCAATGCTGGCGGTCAGATCGAACTTCCTTTCTTTTACCCAAAAAATTGGTTGAATCTTACGTCGAGTTCGGATGTAGGTGATATGGGATCATTGGTCTTTGTAGTTTATGCCCCACTGGGTGTAGCAGTTACTGGCGGTTCAACTTCTGTGACGGTTCAGACATTTGCTTGGATGTCTGAGGTTGAATTAATGGCGTCCACTTCTAAATTGGCGTTGCAGGGTGATGAATATACTGAAGGTCCCATTTCTGGGCCTGCCACGGCAATAGCTAATGTGGCATCGTATTTAACAAAAACCCCAGTAATATCACCATTCGCTCGGGCTACTGTCATTGGAGCAAATGCGGTTGGATCCATTGCTCGTCTTTTTGGGTATACTAACGCTCCAACTATTGATAGTGTGCATACTTTTCAACCCCAAACAGCACCCATGTTGGCCTCTGCTCACATTGGTACTCCAGTACAAAAGTTAACATTGGATCCTAAGCAGGAATTATCCATTGATCCAACTCTTCATGGATTGCACAATGTGGATGAATTATCTATTAATTACATTAAAAAGAAAGAATCCTATTTGTCTGGGGGTACATGGTCAACATCTGATGCTGTTGACACATTTGTGGAATGCTCGTGTTACTCCATGTCAATGCGCTTACATTGATATTGATAACACTAGCAGTGTGGAGGTGGGTCGACGGGTATATCATACACCTTTAGACTACTTGAGTAGACTATTTACC